GAAATAAGATATCACCAAATTTTATTAGTCCATTTTTATATAAAATTGATACAAATTCTAGAATAGATTGGTCAAAATTAGAATTACTTAAAAAAAAAGTTCAAATAGAGGGTATTACTGATTCATTAATTAAAAATCAGAAAAAAATAAATAATTTACATACTATTAAAAAATCTTTAGGACAGTTATCTTTAATATTACCAAAAAATCTACAAAACCCTAGTATTAAATTAGAATATAATAAAATAATGATAGAAATAGAAGAAAATCGTATTTTAAAAGAAAATAAAATTCAAGAGAAATATACAGGAATTGAACGTGATACTCGTTTAAATATAGTTAAAGAAGAATATGATAATAAAATTAAAAATATAAGAGAAAAATATAAAAATATAAAAGATATAGAAGATATAGAAGAAATTGATGATATAACAGCAAATTCTGGAAAAGTATTAATTTTATTAACTGAAGCTCCAACATCAAATATATTACAGTGGGCGGGTCCAATATATGATAAATTTGGAATAATAAGAAGAATGGTTTCAACAGGATATCATACACCAGAAGTATGGAAATCAATATTATTTCAATTAGTTTATGCATGTTCAGTATTACAAAAATCAAAAATTCTTATTGAAAATTTTTCATTAGAAAATAATATATTTATTAAAGATATATTTACTGATTATAATGCAATCGGTTCATGGATTTATAAAGTTGATAGTATTGATTATTATATACCAAATTATGGATATATATTAATGATAGATTCTAAATTTAAAGATATTAATACAGATTTTAATGTTGTTGAATCAAATGACCAACATTTTAAAATTTATGGAGAAATTTATAAAAATAATTCTATTTATAATGATAAAGTAGATCTTGATAATAGAATTATAAAACAAATTAAAGAAGTAATTAATCCTGATAATTTTAGACATAAAATAAGTGTAGGTGGAAGTAGTCGTCCTGATGCTGATGTTATAGACTTAATTTGGAAAATTCATAATGATATTAAAACAAATACAGATATTTCAAAATTAATACCAAAATATTTTTCAGAATTTGTACATAATAGAGTTGGTACATTATTATTAAAATCAGAAAAAGAAAATATAAATAAAATGTCAAGACCAAATTTTAATAATGGTAATTTAATGGTTTATCAAAAAAGATTTGATGAATATGAATGGGTTATATTAGTAGGTAAATCATCAACATTATCTGATTTACATAAAAGTATAATAACAAAAAAAGATGGTAAATATACTGTAATTAATGTTTTTAATGGTTCATTATTTGGATATCCTGAAAATGAAAAAATTATACCAGAATCTAATAATAATATGAAATATGATGAAAATCATATTTATGAAACATATAATTTAGATAATTTACATAATATATAAAATATTTTCTATATTAATATAATGACATTCATAAATAAAAAATTTACAATGCAAGAAATGCCAACTGCATTTTTTTGGAATAATACTACCTCTAATGAATTAAGAAATGAAATGATTAAAAATCAAGTAAGAATAAGTGAATGTAATCAAGGAGATTTAGAAAATTTTTTTTTTTCAAATGAAAATATAGAATTAATTAATAAACAATTAATATTAGATGTTTTTAAAAAAACACAAGGTGAATTTAAAATATCATCACAAAAAAATGAAGATTTAATTATTGTTATGAGATATACATTTATTGAATATGCTAGACATTTACCATATGATATTACACAACAAATTCGTGAATTAAACTGTATTGTTATTGGACAAATAATACCAAATATTATTACACAAATTACACAAAGAAAAGAGTATTTAAGAGTAATTAATGCTCCTCGAGAAATTTTACCATTACCTATTAGTGAATCAACTAATACTAGATTATTACCATCTATTACTAGTACTTTTTAATTTAAAGTACATTTGAAATTTTAATAATATATTTTTAAATATATTATTAAAATATTTTATATTTTTTTATAGTATTATATTACTATTATTTACATATTAAAGCTACCTTTACTATTATCAGTAACTAATTCATATATAAATATAATTCCTCTTTTATTTGCCATATCTTCAAAAGATAAAGATTCTTCAATATGACTACGTTGAATAAGTCTAACTGGACCACGATTAACATATGAATTATTAGAACTAGATAATACTTTATCAAAAACATTAATAGGATCATAAATAAAGAATTCTTCATGAAGTCTTTGATCATTATCTGGATGAATCATAAAAATAGCAGATGAACCAATAACTACATTTTTCTCTGCTAAGTTATTATTAATTTCAGCTAAAACTACAGATCTGAGTTTATAAATATCTTGGCGAAGTGTAAATTCAGTTTGAAATCTAATAGGTCTTTCATTTAAACGTTCAAATCCTGAAACAGTCATTGGTAATCTAGAAATATTAAATGGTTGCATATCTTGAGGGCGTATAATATTAGTTCTTCTATCGACATAGAAAATTAATACACCATTAGAATATATTATACTAGTATTACGTGGTGTTATTACACCATTATCTAAAAATAATTGACTTGAATTTAATGAATCATTTAAATCAATTGGAGTATTATCATTTAATACAGGTGGAAGTTTTAAATTAATCATTGAAACATTTGTAACTAAAGGTCTAATATTTTGTTGGTATGGATTTATATTAATTATTGGTGATGGAAATAATGGTAATGTTGATACAATTGTTGGTCTAAATGAAAATGCGGATATTAATCTTTTAAGAACAGTTCCATCATATCGTCCATAAACCAAATCTGGTGTATCATGTTTATTTAATTTACACATATCAATTGATGCAACAAAATCACGGAATTGCTTACCATAATATTGTCCATTACGTAAATTGAGTACAGCTTCCCATATTTGATTTTGTATGAGAGAACGATTATATAAATCTTGTAAAGATGATTTATTATCACATATAATATCATTTGGATCATTAATTAATGAATAGAATAATTCATAATCAGATTTAGTACTTAATGGTTCAGAATTAAATCTTGATTTAACAATTGATGTTATATTGGAGTGTAAAAAATGAGATTCTAAAATTTCAAATTTAGGTATGAACATTGCAGCTAAAACAGCATGAATAGATTCACCAGGTCTATGACCTTGTTCTCGTCTAAATTCACCAGATAATGCTTCAAAAGCACAATCTTGATATTGTATAGATTGAAGTAATACTTGAGCATGTAATGCTCTAGAAGATGCATGTAATTTTAATATTTCTTGCATTATTTTCGAGTCATAATCATTTAATGAAGTATTAAATCCTTTTACATCTAAAGATATAGAACCTAATACTTTCATCATATTAGTTGCAGGTGCTAAAACTTCTTGACTTTTAAGACCAATTAATTCTTGTTCATATATACGTTGAAATTGAGTAAATTCATCATCGGATAAATTATATTTAGTTTTAAATAGTCTAGCTTTTTCTAATATTACATGAAAAGGAAGACGACTATTGCTATATTTATCACGAATTAATTGAGCAAATTTTTTAGCTTTTTTATTAATATAATTAGTTTTTTCTACCCAAGCTTTTTGTATTTCATCAGCTAATTTAATATTTCCATATTCTTCACCTAATTTACTAAGATCTAATTTTCGGTCTTGATTTTCATGTTTGTTCATATGTTTGAAAATTTTAGAAACAGCATTTTTAATTTTGTCATCATTCGTTTCATTGCTATTATTATTTCTTTGATTGTTTCTATTATCAGAACTTGAATCCATAGTTATATATTAAGATTTAGAAATTTTTTTTAAACTTTTATATTAAATTATTTTTAAATTATATATTTATATATTTTTTATATTATTACTTAATTATTGTACTTTTTAAAGTTTTTATTTTTAAATTATATAATTAAAGAATTATTTTATTATATAAATAATTATGACATATTTATGGATAAATAAATATAAGCCAAGTAATATCGATGAAATTATTGGTAATAATGAAAAAATAAATATTATATCAGAATGGTTAAATAATATTAATAATACTAATAATGGTATAATTATATCAGGTACGCATGGTATTGGTAAAACATTAACACTTGAATTAATATTAAAAAATATGAATTATATTGTTAGAATAATTAATCCAATAGATATTAAAGAACATCGAGTTTATAATGATTTTAATGATTATTATAATTTTAATAATTCTATTTATTCAAAAATTAATTTAAATAATAATAATAAAGTAGCAGTAATAATTGATGAAATTGAAAATATAACACTTACTAGTGAAAAAAAATTTATAATGGATATATATAAACAAAATAATAAATTAAAGAGTTTTCCATTAAT